GGGAAGTATTTCAGTTGAATTTAGAGAAACTGTTGCATATTTTAACAAGAATCTGGTGGATGTTAGTAATTTACCATTAATTTTTTTTATGAGTGTAGCTCAAAATTCAAGAGTAGGTAGAAACGATTTAACGGGAGTTAATTATACTTCTTCTTCAAGTGTGTATAATATTCATAAAGGTGGAATATTAAAAGGAAGTGTTGGTTCAGATACGGATATAAACCTTTCGGCTAATTATATTCATAGCACATCTACAAACCCTGAACAAATAACTGTTAAAAGTACAGGATATTATAAGATAGGTTATAAATTAAATAGTCAGAATTTGTTAGGAAATAGAAATACTATAGTTTGCTATTTAACAAAAAATGGTACAACTATCCCTGGAAGTACAACACGATTGTATTTAAGGTCTGCTTATAAGATTATTTGTGATACCATCAAGTGGGAATATGCAATATGAATTGGCAGAAACAATAATAAAAATGAAATATATAGGAGTATAAAATGGATAGGACATTAGAAGAATTAAATAGTTATACAGAGGCATTGGAGATTGAGTTAAAAGACAGGCTTACAAGCGTTGAAACATTACTAACTACATTAGATAGTAAAACTGCAATAGTTCAAACAATATTAAACCAAAGAAGAACAATTACAAAATATGAATTTTTAAGTAGGTTTACGTTGGAAGAAAGAGTCGCATTAAGAGAACTTACAAAAACAAACACAACAGTTGAAGATATGATGGACTTGTTAAAAATAGCAGAAGATATTAACCTTGATGAAGTTAGTGCATATTTCCCATTATTAGTTGGATTGGGAACTTTAACACAAGAACGTTCCGATGAAATTTTAAATCTAATATAATGAAATCATTTCACTTAATAATATACTTTGTTAAACACAATAAATTTATAGAACTATTACAATCAGTTTTATACTTTACAAATATGAAATATATTTGGACTCACGTTGGATTAGGATTTAGTGATTCTGATGAGTATTTCAGTGCTGAAATGAAGGGATTAAAAATGATGCCTATTCCAGATTTGAAACAATTCCCAAGGGGTGTTGAAAAATACATTGTGCCATTATCAAAAACTAAATTAAATAAAGTTCAAGGTTTATTTGATGTGTGGTTGAATACTCCTTATGATATGTATATCTATGGAATATGGGCATTAAATGTAATGACAATATTTTTAGCCCCAAGTTTATTTACAATTGGAATAATATCAATTAAAGTAATGTATTGGTTAGTTGTAATCTTAATTATATTGTATTTTCCAGTAAGATTATGGTTAAAGAAAAAGTCTAAATATAGTCAAGCTTGTGCTGAAATTAGTTCAAGGATTTTATTTGAACTTGGAATTGATTTTCTGTTAAATGGAAAGTTTGAGATTGCAAGTCCACATATAATGAGAATGATGGTAATATTTGCAAAATGGAAAATATATCAAAGGGGAATAATATGATAATACAAGGTTCAATATTCGGGGCAATATCAGACCCGAATCAATGGGGAGAATTCTCCTGTTTGAATAGAGATGGAACATTAGATATAGAAAAATATTCAAATTATATAAGAGAATTTGCAAATATGGGCTGTAACTCTACAAGAGAAATACCTTATCTTATAACAGATAAGAATTATAAAGGTAGTAAAAAACAGAGGAATTTTCTACCTTTCATATTTGAAAATGGAAAATATAACCTTGATAAATTCAATCAAGTGTTCTTCGATAATTTAAAGGAAATGATTAAGTCAGCATATAGACACAATATGAGTTTTCAAGTGGTGATTTTTGATAGGTGTCATGGATTACAGAAAAACAGTCCTTGGTTATTAAATAATAAAAATATTAAAAATTGGTATGATTGGAACACTTACTCAAAAGATTATACAATAAAAGTATTAGACACACTAAAAGAATTGAAAAAGGAAATTCCAAATGTTGATTTACTTATTGAATTAGAGAACGAACCACATTTAACAGGTTTCTGTAAATCTGGAATTGAAACAATGAAACTACTCAAAGAGTATGGGTATAAAGATAATCAAATTGAACTTGGTGTCAGTTACATACCAAATAAGATTGAATTTAATGAAAATGGTAGTTTAAAATTAGGTCACTTATTTGAAAAGTTTAAAAAATCTATGAGGAAATCAGACCCTCCTCTCTATGATGGTACACAGAAAGCAGATTATTTCTCTACAATACACGACTTTGGAAATAATTCAAAAAAGGTTGATGAGATATGTAAGGCTGTAACTCATACAAGAAGATTATCACTCAGCAACGATGGACAGAAGCCAAAGGCAGACAAAACGTGGTGGTATGATACATTAGAGCCTATTTTTGAGACTATGAAAATATCAAATTTAGGAATGAAAAATCAAAAATTGTGGAAGTTTGAAGCATTGTATCGAGGGAAGTTAGATGGAACATCAAGTTTGAGAGATAAGATAGATGGTATATCGGGATTAAGTGAAGCATATAAGAAAGTTTTTGGAACATATCCTGCTAACTATGGGAAGTTTCCTAAAACTATATTACCAGAGGAGGTAGAAGATATGGGGAAGATAAAAGAGTTGGAAATAGAGATAGATAAATTGAAATTTGTAATAGAAGGAAATAAAAAAGTAATAGATACTTTGAATTCAGAGATAGATAAATTGAAAGAGGAAGATGATTGGAAGTTTTTTAAGTCTTGGAAATTGTGGAATATTAAAGGATTATGGATGAGATATAAATGGTTTATCATTTCTTATTTAGTAACATTTATTTTAGGTGGAATAATTTTTTAAAAGTTTTATAAATATATTATTAAAAGGAGGTTTATAGTATGGAAAAAATAGAAGAATATAAACAAATGATTAGTGTTAAACATGAAGAGGCTAAAAAAATAATAAAAGATATGCAAGTTTTATTAAATCAATTAACTGCCATTAAAGGTCAAATTCAACTATTAACTGAAATGGTTGAAAAAGAAAAGAAACCTAAAGTAGAATTACTCACAAAATGAAAAACAAGTTAATTTATATTTTAATTGGAATTATTTTATTAATGGGATTATTTATATATTTCATTAAAGGTAATGGTGATATTGAAAATAAAATTCTTGATAATAAACTAAAAGCGAGTAAGAAAAAAACAAATGCTTTAATTATTACTAATAATATACTTCAAGAAAAAATAAATTTATTAAATATAGATATCTGTGTTTTAAATAAAGATATTGAGGATATATTTAATTCTAAAAATAATATAATAAATGATTTTGAAAAATATAAAAAACAATTTAAAAAATTAAGTAGAAAACAAAAAGACCTCGAATTATTATTAGAGTTAAAAAAACATAATATAATAGCTACAATCAATTCAGATAAAGATATTATGTTTATTAATAGTATAAATAGAGACAGTTTATTGCTATTTTCTAAAGACTATATAAAATTGTTTAATTTAAGTTTAGAAACTACTAAGGAAGTTGATACATTAACAGAGATAAACAATAAACAAAAAGATGTTATATTATATAAAGATTTTGAAATCGTTAATCTGAACCAAATCATAACCATTTGTAACGATGATAAAACATTATTACAGGCTGAAAGAAATAGATTGCAGAAGAAAATTAAAAGAGAGAAATTAAAAAAGTGGTTTTATTCAATTGGCTCAATAGCTTTAGGAGGTTTGGTTTATTCTTTATTAGCAAAATAACACATTTTTTTAAAACTTTTATAAATATTTTATAGGAGAAAATTAAATGAATAATGATATTTTGTTTAAGGATATTGATTTAAGTTTTGAAAAAAATTTATATAATGATATATCTGTAGTCACAAATATTAGTGCAATTAAAAGGTCTGTTACTAATTTGATACTTACACATTTTAGTGAGAAATTGTTTCAGCCAGATGTTGGAAGTGGATTAAAAGGACTATTATTTGAACATGATTTATTAATGTTAAATGTTACCATATATGATGAAGTACAAAGTTGTTTAAATAATTTTGAGCCAAGAGTTAATTTTGTGAATGCTGAAGTAGATGATAATGGTAATATTGACGATAATTCAATTAAAATAAATATAGAATTCAGTATATTTGATAAACAAGAAATATATCAAACTGATATAATATTGAGTAAAATTAGATGAAATTAATTAATATTTTTAATAGATATAATTACAAAATCATAAATGAATTGCAAAAATTAAAAAGGTACATTGATAATAAAGATAAAGATGAAATTAATAAATCAGTTAATATTATTGTAAATTGTATCAAAAAAACAGATGCAAGGTCAAGAAATGAGAATGTTGAAATATTAGAACAATTTATAAAAGATACAGATTTTATAGAAGAAAGACATTATGATATTTTAAATATACAAAAAAATATATTAGAAAATGTTGGTGAAAATTTATACATAAAAATAAATGCTGATATATTAAGAGAAAAATATAAAAAAGTTTTACAAGAGGGAGAAATAAATGAGTAATTTAGTAATAACAACAGTAGAGTTTCAAGACATAAAGAATGAATTAATAGCTTACTTATCTACAAGGAGTGAATTTACAGATTACAATTTCACTGGTAGTGGGTTGAACTACTTAATAGATATATTATCATATATAATACACAATTTAAGTTTTCAACTGAATATGTCAGCAAATGAAGTAATATCTATTTATTCAGCACAATTAACAAAAAATATATATTCTCATGCTAAGAATTTAAACTATAGCCCAAGACGACCAGTTGGTGCAATTGCTTATATTGATATTGAAATTCAAGATGCTGAAAAACCAATATCTGGTGAAACAATAGTAATTCCAAAATACACAGTATTTTCAAGTCAAGGATTTTTATTTTATACTCAAGAAAGTTTCATATTGAATCCAGCAAATAGTTATAAATTAGAAAACATTGCAATTAAGCAAGGAACTATATTAACAGATACAACGGTTTCTGATGGACTTATCAATCAAACTATAACATTAGAAAGTGCTAAAATAGATAATAACGAATTTTCAATCACTGTTAATTCAATAGAGTGGGCAAAAGAAAGTGATTTTACAAACATTGAATCAGATAGTCAAGTATATATGATTGAATTAACAGAAGATGGTTATGTTAAAATCATATTTGGTGATGGGATTGTTGGTGAAGTTCCAGCAAATACTGTTGATATAGTTGTTACTTATGCAGAAACAGAAGGATTATTAGGAAATAATTTAAGTGAATTTACGATAACAGATATTTTACAAGATAATTTATTAGCAACATATGATAATTCGATGATTGATATTACTACGGTTGAACAGTCATTAGGTGGTGCAGATATTGAATCAAACAGCAGTGTTCAAATAAATGCCCCAAAATTTAATACAAGCCAAAATAGAATAGTTAGAACAAGTGATTGGGAAGCATTTTTAAATAGACATGAATATGTGAATTTATCTGGTGTTTGGGAAGGACATAGCGATTTATATGAACAAGTGCATGGTGAGGTTCATATGTCAGTCAAACCACAAACAGGATTAAATTTAACTGCTAATCAAAAACAAGAATTAGTTGAATATTTAAGTGAGTATCATATGGATTTTATTAAACCAGTTTTTTATGATATTGATTATTTTTATACTGAATTTGTTATATTAGCACAGTATTATAAAAAATATCAAAGTCAAGAAGCGAGTATTCTAGCAGAAATAAATAGTAATATCGATGAATTTTTTGCAGATGAGAATGAAGTAAATCAATTTAATCATATTTTCAAAATGAGTGCTTTAGATTCTAAATTATATAACTTAGAAAGAATTAGTAATACTACAATTACACCAACCTATTATACTTATTTTACAACTGCCCCAACTGGTGCTTATGTATTTTATTTGCAAAATGAAATTAAAATGTCAAGTGTGGTATGTAATATTTCAGAAACTGAAGGATTTTCAGATGATGGAAGTGGAAATATTATAGATGTTGATGCTAATATAATAGGTACAATTGATTATGTAACTGGTGTAATTATAATATATCCTGGCTATACTATTACTGAAAGTGAACCTATTAGTGGTTATAAGTTAGAATTTATGACAATAGATGAAGATATTTATTTTAAACAAAATAGATTGGTTATTAATAATACAAATACAATTACTTTATTAGGGGTGTAATTTGTCTTTAACAGTAAACAAAGACCAAGCACAATCAGTTGATATTATTTCAATAGATTTAACATCACATACTGGAGAAGTGATTGATTTAATATATGTGTTTAGTAAATTAGAAATAGTAGAAGAGATTGATAATTTTGTAACTATTGGCTCAATTTCATTAATTGACACGATTGGTTTAAAAGAACACACACCTTTAATTGGTGGTGAAAAAATAAATATTCAATTCAGAACAAATAAAAGTTTTGAAATATATGATAAAGATTTTATTATAGTAAAGTTGGGCCCAGAAAATAATATTGACCCAAATAAAACTGAGAAAGTTCTAACATTATTTTTTGCGAGTGAGCTATTATTAGAAAATGCAAAGAGACAATATTCTATAGGATTTAAAAATAAAAAAGTTTCTAATATATTACAGGCTGTATTTACTGATTTATTAAAAGGTAAAGAAATAGAAATTGAAAATACTTTAAATAATATTAATTTTATTATCCCATATTGGAACCCTTTTAAAGCAATAAAATATCTAATGGAAAAAGCAGTCTCAAATACAAACGATTCTGGTTATTTATTTTTTGAAAATAAAAATAAATTTGTTTTTAAATCAATTTCTTCATTATTTAAAGAAAAGCCAGAAGTAAATAGAAAAATTAAATTGAATAAAATAACAAAAAATGATGAATTAAGTGTTAATTCAGCAAAGTCTAATTATAAATTTTTAAGAAGTGTTGATATAATAAAAGATATTACTGAAGGTGTATTAGGAAATTCAGTTTATACATTCGATTATGCTAATAAATCATTTATGAAAAAAACTTTAGATTATAAAAAATATCTTGATAATACTTATACATTAGGTAGTAATTCTCTTTATCCAAAAGATTATGATTTTAAAGATGCTAATGTTGATGTTTTTAACAATCACAATGAAAAAATTGATGATAAATATAGTTTTCCAAACGAAATTAATGAACAAGCAAAAAATCAAGTTAGAAATAAAAACAGATATAGAAGTCTAAATAATTTACCTTTTTTATTTAAAAAAAATGGTGATAGTAATTTAACAATTGGAATGGTATTAGAAGTTGAATTTCTTAGTGTACAAGATGGTAAGAAATTTGAAGATAGATTAAATGGAAATTATTTAATCAGTAAATGTAGGCATATAATTACTAAAAAAGGATATCAACAAAATTTGGTATTAACAACAGATGCTTATCAGCAAGATGATAAAAATATAACTTATAAAATAGGGGGGAAGGTGAATAAATGAACTTTATAGAATTGTTTGAGATTGTAATAAATGAAAAAAGAAGGGTTGATTGGATAGAAAAGGAAAATGTATGGGATAGTCTGATGAAATACAAATATGTAAAAGGTAATTATGATATTTATGATATTTATATATCTTTTACTAGTATCAATAAATTAGGTATTAATCCACATTCAGAATACAATACACCTTTGGGTATTTATTCTTATCCTCTTGATATGTTTATAAATAAACTAGAACATAGTGAATTTGAACCAATGTCGCGAGTTTTTCCTTTTGCTGGTAATGCTAAAAACGTACAAATCTTCACACCAAAAAATACTAATAAAGTTATTTTTGATTTATATGAATATAACTCAAAAAATTTTGACAACGATATTAAAAAATTAAAAAATGCTGGTTACGATGAAGGTCAAATAAATAATTTATCTTTGCATACACATAACATAAAAGTTCGTAATCCAGGTGGTATAATGTGGTATATAACAATGATGTTAGCCAAAAAAAATCCAGCAAAATGGAATTATATATTAAGTAAGGTTTTAGGTTATGATGGGATTGTCGATAGAACAGGTCAAGGAATTATACATCCATCAGAACCAGTTCAAGCAGTATTTTTTAATAAAAAAGGAATTAAACATATTGAAGAAATAGAAAATAAAATGAAATCAAAAAATATTGATAAGAGAATTATGAGTGACTTAACAAAACAAGGTATTTTTAATATAAAAAAATTCAAAGAATCAGATTTATCACATTGGTTTATTGTTGGTGTAAATGGTAATATAAAAGTAAAAGATGTTATGATAGAAATAAAGAATACACAATTATTTTGGGAAAAAGGTACTTGGTATGATGGTATTTGGGAAAGTGGTTTGTGGGAAAATGGTATTTGGGAAGATGGTACTTGGTATAGTGGAATTTGGTGGAACGGCATTTGGAAAGATGGAAATTGGAATGATGGTGAAATTTATTCTTCTAAATACAAGCGACTTATTCAATCATCAGTAAATCCAAAAGAATTTTACCAATTAGAAAAAGAAATAAATTCACTTGAAGAATTAAAAGAGAAGGTAAAATGACAAAATTACAAGATAATTTTCAATATAAAAGAGAAGTTAAAAAACAAAATACAGAAATAGCAACTAATTTTCTATCAATGAAACCCAAAGAGTTTTATACTTATCTAAAGGAGTAAAATAATGAACACAGAAAAAACCTACATATCAGTACTAACAGATACATTTATACCAGAAATATTAAGGGAAACTTACCCTAAATTTGAATTATTTATAAAATACTATCTTGAACATTTAGAACAAGAGGGTGAAATATATCAAGTATTGTCTGATTTTTTACATTATATAGATGTTGATAAATTAACAAGTGGTGAAGAGGATATTTTATTAGCAAAAATGAATCAATATTTAGTTAATTTTCCAGACCATTTAATCTCTACTATTCAACTAAAAAAATTAATTAAAAATGCAAAAGATTTTAACAGTATAATTGGAACTGAAAAGAGTTTTGATTTTTTATTTAGATTATTAGAATACGATGGAGTGACTTTTTATTACCCTTGTAATGATATAATGGTACTTAATAAGCCAGGACATTTATTATCTGGTCCTATTGTAGATGATACTGACCCATATTATTATGAAGAATATACAATAAAGCGAATTCATGATAATAATTATTTTGCGTATTATACATATGAAATACAAAGTGAAAATTATGATTTTATTGAATTGAAAAACACTATTGAAAAGGTGTTACATACTGCTGGAATTAAATTATTCTACAAAAGAATTTTGAATGACATTGTATCTGATGCGTGGACATCAAGTACAAATGAATCAAATGAGTTGATTTAGTGTTTTTTACAAAAACTTTTATAAATATATTATAAGGAGATTTAAATATGAAATTTGAAGAATTGATGAATGAAGGTAATTATGGTGGCAGGGTTTACGACGCATTGAGTAATATAAAAATTAAATTTAAGTTTTTTGTAGTATCAGAATTTATTGATTCTGGTAATTATAAAAAATTAAAGTTAAAATATAAAAATGTTGAAATGGTAGGGGGTGGTAATTATTATAGTATCAATGAAATTTTATCTTTTAATTTAAATGTTTTCAAACAAAATATAGAAAGGATGGAAAAGGATTTAATTAAAATAGGTTTTAGTATTAGTAGTATTGAAATTATAGATTATAGTAATTAGAAATATAAGGGGAAATAAAATGAAATTTGAAGAATTGGTAGAAACAACTAAACTTACTAGTATACCAAAAGACGAAAAAATTGTTTATAATGAAAAATGGTTTTTAGAATGGATTGAGGCAAAAGATAATTATTTTTTAAGCATTTTTTGTATGAATAAAAAAGAGGTAAAGAGATTTTTCAATCTTTTTATAGTTACAGATGACGTATTATCACTTGGTTATAAGAATTTTTGTTTCCAAAAAAAAAAATAAAATAGGGGAGTAACGTGAAATTTAAGTATTAAGGAGAGAATTGAATGCCAATAGTAACGAATACAAACAGAATATTAAGAGCTATTAATTATACCAAATTATCTAATTTATATCTTGGTATAAGTCAGACTTCAGATTGGGCAAGTGAACCAACACCAGATACACCATCTGGAACAGAACTTGTATTAAATGAATTAATATATGTTAAGAGAATTGATATTGCACAATTAGTATTATTAAATATGGTTGATGGTGCTTTAACAGTTGGTGCTTCAAATTATGATATTGTCCCAGAAATTAATGCTTTTACAGAAGAAGCAATGTCAGTTTATTTTAGTACTACAATTGAATATGGTGTTGCTGAAGGTTTATGTAATGCAACAGATTTTAGACAATATGGAATATTATATAAACCAACTGATGCAAGTGGTGTGTTAAATGAAGAAGGGTATGATAGTGTAGATGTTATTGACCAAGGACATTTATTGTATCTGAATAATATAGAAGTGGTTAGTAGAACAAATGGTCAAACTGAAGAATTTAAAATAATAATTGATTTTTAAAAAATAGGAGAAAATAATGAAAATAACTTTTAAAGAATTAATGGAAAATGTATTAGCTGAAGACATACCTAAAGGTACTTTAGGTGTAAAAGGTTTTGATGGAAAAAAATTATATTACACTATGGATAATATTGGAAGTGCTAAATATACGGTTAGTTTTCATAACGGTGTCGATGTACATAAAGATGGTAGCCCTTTTTATGGTATTGATACGTTTAAAAACAAAAAAAAATATGAAGCATTTATAAAAGAGCTTATTGCAAAAGGATATAAAGAAAAATATTAGGAGATATTAATGAGCGATACATTACAGGGTTTTCCCTATTACGATGATAGTGAACATAATAATATAACAAATGCTGACGGTCAATATACCGAAAAACAATATAGAAAATTAGCTTTTCAACCAGGAAAAGCAATACAAGCAAGGGAATTAAATCAAGTTCAATCATTTCAAGAATTACAAAATAAAGAGAATTTTAATACTCTATATAAAAGTGGTAGTATTGTTTCTGATAGTGAATTGTCAATAAACGATGATGGTGCAAGTAATTATTTTGCAAATATAACTGCTGGTCAATTTTATTATGATGGAAGGGTATTACCTGTTGATGCACAACAAATTCCAATAAGTGGAACAGGAACTGAACAAATTGGATTTCAAGTTTTAGAAACTATAATAACAGTCGGTGATGATATTGCATTAAAAGACCCAGCACATAACACTTTGAATTATGGACTTACTGGTGCAAATAGAGTTAAAATAGAAGTTTTGTTAAAGAAAATAATGCCAGTTGGAAGTGCTGAACCATTAGAAAGTACTGAAATAATGGAAGATGTTGATGGTGTGAAAGTAGTTTGGAATTTAGAAGATGCCGAAATTCAAAATTATGTTAGACGACCAGATTATAGTTTATTGTCAGATGTATTAGCAAAAAGAACTTATGATGAAAGTGGAAATTATTTGGTTGATGGAATGAAATTAAGAATAGAAGATGCAGATACTCCAAACAGTGAAGACCCATATAGTTATAAAAATCCCGAAATTAAGGTTGTAGTTGACCAAGGAACTTGTTATGTAAAAGGATATGATAATACTTTTATTATACCAAAAACTAAAAATGTATCGAGAGCATTAACAACCAAAGAATTAGAATTAGAAATACAAACATTTTCTGCTGGAACATCAAGTTATCAAATAAATAATCCTTATGTTGTTATTGATGATTTTACTACTTATCCATTAACAGTTGACTCTGAAGTAAATGTTACTCACACACAAACAAAACAAAGTGGTGATTATGACGATATAACAGATGGTGTTACTACATATACGAGAGTTACATCTATTACAAGTATTGTAGGTTATGCATTAAATGTTGACTATGAACTTTCTGCCGATAGGGTTCATTGGTTAACAAGTAATAGACCAAGTATTGGTGTTGACTACGATATAGAATTTGATTATCTAAAGAATAGTGTTAAAGACACTGATTATGAAGTAGTTGAAGATGCTTATTCCCCAAATTTATTTTATATTAATTGGCTTGGAATTGATGACCCTGTAGATACAAGTAATTTTTTTATTAATTATTTTGTTTATCAAGCAAGAACAGATTTAATAACAATTAATAAATTCGGTGATATTATAATAAAAGAAGGAATACCAACTGATTATGATAAATTAGTTATTCCAAGTTTTGACCAAGAAACTTTACCTTTAGGCTGGATTAAATTTTATCCAGGAACTTACAACAGAGACGAATGTCTTATATATGAATATAAACTAAAAAGAACTACAATGTTTGAATTACATAATGTAAAAAAAAGAGTAAATGATTTAGAAGAAAATCAAGCAACATTAGCTCTTGAAAATGAAGCAAAAGATGGTGAAATTCCAACAACATTAAAAGGGATATTAGTTGATAATTTTACAAATAATTATAAAGCAAATATAACACATAATGATTATTATTGTGCAATTAATATGATAGATGAAGAATTAAGTATGGTAACATTAGATAGACCACATGATATTGATAGGACAGCAGATACTACTTCAAATTTAACAGCATATAAAGATGATAGTGATGTTGATAAACAATATGGATTAACAAAAACAGGTGATATTAAATTCTTTGAAAATACTTTAAAATCAGATACTATGAATTTAAATCCTTATGGAATTATTAAAAAATCACCAGTTGTTTCAATTACTCCAGATAAAGATTTATGGATTGATTATAGTGTTATTGAAAAAACAATTGTAAATGATGAAGTTAGAAAAACAATTACTAATATTAATATGTTAAAATGGAGTGAAAAACCAAGAAGTGGTACTAAATCAACCGAAGAAAAAATGGTTCAAGTTGGAAAAAATGTATCACAATCTAAAATAGAAATAGACGAAAAATTAATTACTTTTGCCAGAAGTGGTAAAGAAATTGCTGTTAAAGGTAGAAATTTTGAACCCGCAAGTGAAGTATCAGCTGTGTTTGGTGGATTTTCAGTCCCATTATACGCGACTGGTAATTATAGAAATGAAGAAGATACTGGAACACCAACTGGTAGAGTTTTAGTTGCAAGTGATGGAAGTTTTACAGCAACTTTTGAAATTCCACAGGGTGTAAAGAGTGGTGATATTGATTTAAAATTAGTTGACCAAGATAATAACGAATTTGAACTTATTTATTCAAGTAAAGGTGTTAGAAAAATTATCGAAAACAGAACTACTATTACAAATACATACGATAAATTTATTGATATTTTTAAATATAAAAAACCACCACAACCAAGACCAAAACCAGTTACTCCACCAGCACCAACTCCGCCAAAACCTAAATGCGTTGAAGGTGAGAGAAAAAGAAAGATTTGCACTGATGTTGGACAACCATTAACTTATGGTACTTTTATATATAATTTTATTTGTAAAAAAGGTGAATGGGTTGCAACAGGTCAAAGATGTGTTCCAATTACACCAGAAATTCCACCAGAAATTCCACCACCACCACTACCTGTAATGTTAGTAGGTAAAGGAATATTAGACAGAGAAGAAATTAGAAATGACCCATTAGCACAGTCATTTATTTTTAGAGATGATAAAATATTAACTGCAATTGATTTTTTCTTTGGTACAAAAGCCAACGATAATACAACTCCAGTGAGTGAAGCTGATTTATATAATTATAGTTCATTTGAGCCTACTGACCCAGCAATACTAACAATTGGATTAATGAGAAATGGATTTCCAGATAGTGCAAATGTTATGTATATGCAAGAAATTCAACCAAATGAAATAACAACTTCTCTTTATGGTGATGCACCAACAAATATACAATTAAAAAGACCTGTTTATTTACCGTCTATGCAAGAATTTTATATTAGTATTGGTAGTAAATCAACTGATTATACAATATATGTTTCAACTTTAGGACAAAATGATATTTCAACTGGAAACTTAATTTCAAAAAATCCTTATTTAGATGGTGTATTATTTGCAAGTTCAAATGGGGTTACTTGGACACCATTACAGAAAAAAGATATGAGTATAGTTTTATATACTGGTGAATTTGAAACAACTGGAAGTTTTGAAACCGAAATAACAAATGTAAATGCTGTTGATATGCCATTGAGTGCTGATAAATTAGAATTTAATGGATTTGGTAGATTTATGTATCTAAATGATTATGTAGAAATACCAGGAAGTAAAGTTAATTTCTATTATAAGACTGAAAAACTTCAAGGTTCCACTTACAGTTGGACAGATTATGTATTATTTAATCCACAAGAAGAGATTGATTTAGGAACTGATAATACAGGAATTCAATTTAAAGCAGATTTAATTGGTGATGGAAAAGTAACACCATTTGTTGATTTAGAAAATATTTTAATATTTTATAAGTATGATATTAGAAATAATATTACGACTGGACTACCAGTTAATATGTATATGACAAAAGCTGTTACCAATGTGCCTGATTATAATTCAGTTAAATTAATGATTGATGAAGATAATATAGCAAGTGCAACAAATGTTATTAAAGAATTTAGTTTTGATAATACCAATAGTTGGATTAGATTTACTGAAGATGCTGATGAAGAGTTGGTAGTAGGAAATGGATATACAAGAAAAACTTATAATATATTATTAGGTGATATGCAAAAAGTTACTTTAACAACAGCAGATTATTGTAATAATTTTGCTATAGGTGATGTAGTTGAAGGTGATTCATCTGGGGGTGGAAAAGTAGTTGGTATTGATAGTAATAGTAATGCTCTTTATATATTATTAGAAACTCAAGGTACGACAGAATTTGTTAGCTCTGAAAACATATCAGTAACTGGAACACCAACAACCAACGATGATATAATTAGTGTAGTAAATTATTTTGAAAATCCACCATCTTATCCAACACAATTTATTGCAAGAATGTATTTAGAATCAACAGTACATTATGCATCCCCCATGTGCAAGAATTTAAGATTTATAATGAAGCAAATATAAAATGATATTATCACAAAAATTTAAAAAAAATGCTGATGTGATTTTAAAATTTAAAAAGAAAAAAGTTTTAAAATCAAAATCACAAGTTGAAATAGAAATATTTTTGTATCAAGTCTATGGATGGAATAAAAATGTTAGAGTAATGATTGAAGCATCTAATAACTTATCTTATTTGTTATCCAAATACAAACTTTCAAAAGATGATGTGGTGACATTAATATGATTCAAAAAAGAGATGATAAAACAGGTGCTTTGATATTTCACGCAACAGATGGTGAAAAAAGAATTATATCAAGGGATTTAAAACAAAAACAAAAAATAGATAAGCTTGAAAAAGAAGTTTTATACCTAAAAAGAATGCTTGAAAAATTATTAGAAGAGGTTAAA